TTGTATATTTTCTTTTGTATTAGATGGTTTAGAAACAGATACATCTAATTTATTTAAATTACTATCTTTTTCTTCTTTTAATAATATGGAAGAAGAAGAAGTATTAATAATTAAAGGTTTATTTACATCATTAAAAGCGGTAATATGATTGTCTTTGGTTTTAGATAATTCAGGATTTAGTATGTTTAAATTATCATTTTGTTCTTCATTTGAAGATGTAGAAGAAATGAAAGGTTTTAAGGACTTTTCATTATTATAGGTAATTATCTGATCATAATCATTAAATTCATTATTAAGATCTTTAACATCATCTTGATATTCAAGATCCATATTTGTTAAATTTTCTTTAAGATGAATATCTAAATGTTTTCTTGATATAAATCGATAATAAGTGTTTGAAATGGAATAAGTTTCTAATTTTTTAACTGTAAAATCCCATAATTCAAACCGACTGTAAATATAAACAGAATCTTTTTTAAACAATTTTTCATATATTTTATTAACAATTTCTTTAATCTCGTGTTTAATATTTAATAAAACAGATGAAGATTTCATTTCTTCAAAAATTGCAGCAATTGTTTGTGTTCTTTGAGTTCTCCTTAATGCACCTAAAATAAATAAAGAAACAGTAACTTTAAAATAAGTATCTGTATCTGTATACCAACCGGGCTGATAAGTTCGTGATCCGATTGTAATGGCGCGAAAGGTAGAACCGATCATAGTAGAAAATTCTGCATATTTATATCCAGAGTCACATACTCGATTAGCATAATTTAAAGCTTCTTCAACTACGTGACAAGGAATATAATAATAATTTACGTCCTTAAGTTCATATTTATTTTTAACAAATTGTATAACACATGGAATCTTATAACCTCTTGCTAAGGCAGATATTGGTATTTCCATATAAATTTTTTCTGTAAAATTTGTTGGGATTTTAACAATAGATAATACGTGTAGTGGTCCATATGTGTCAACAGTTTCACGACACAATTGAAATTTTTCACATGTAATTTTTGTGAAATTGGACCATTTTTTCCAATTTTTAATATCATGATAATAATTGTTAGAAAAATCATTCATATCCATATGTAAATATGTTTTACAACCTTCATTTCTTTCACGTAAATTGTAAAATGAGTGTGTATTCTCAAGAAAATGAAGGTCTTTATTATAAAGATATAAAGGTATATACATGAAAACTAACATTTTCTTTAATGAATGTTTATTAAAGATGTTAATTAGATCAGTGAAAGTCATATCATAAGTTGAATGCATAGCGACGCAAACGTCTGCTTGAAAATTGCATTTTTGTGCACCATCAACACATATTGGTGTGTAATCATTATTATAAATCCTATTAAATAAAGAATGATTTGAATTTGTGATGGCGTTATTTAAGGCACGAACTTTGTCTCTATCACTATGTAATAGGTTGCAATTATGATGTGTGTATGTTTTAGGACTGAAAGAGTCACCGATTGCCATAGTTTGTAAATTGGCATTTTTGCATTTTCGTATAAATTCGGCTGCAAGATGATTAGAATAATCGTTCAACACTCTTAAAATAGGATGAGTGGAATCAAAATACTTCTGTTTAGGTTCAGGATTTTGGTATATTAAGCGTCTAGGAAATAATGATTGTAATATTTCAGCTTCTTTATCGGTTAAGCGTATGTTATGTTTAAAGCCGTTTTCTAAGTTTCTGTCGGCGATATCACATAATACTTGTAACCTTGATCTTTGGATTAACTCTTTTGAATCAAAATTTTTAGCAAGAATTGGTTCTAACATTTTAAATTTTCGTTTTAAAAATTATTATTAAATTTCTGTATAACAATATTGACC